TTCCTCGCGGGTTCGGTTCAGCAGGATGTTAAGCCGCTGAACTTCTGCCCACATGGTTTTTGCAAACCACCCGACCAGCGCCAGAGCGCCGGTCAGGCCAACATTCCAAAGCATCAAATCCATTGCGACCTCAGCTGTAAAAGACCGTAATCGCAGAAATATTTGTTGCCGCAGAAATGTAAACGTCAGACTGGCAGCGGACCCCGTTGTCTGGAATGTTTACGGAGTGAGAGTCGTCCGTCAAAAAGTCCAGATCGAGGACGGTTGGGCCCCCGTCACCATCTGTAATGGTAAGGCGTCCGGCTCCCACATTTGTGGTAAGAACTTGAATCTGGCGAACGCGGGCCGGGCCCACTGCAAGAGAGCCAGTCTCCGTCATACGCTTTGTCTGAATGTCAGAGATGGCCATGGATTACTCCTCCTTGGCGGCGGCCTTCTTCGGCTTGGCAGCGGGTTTAGTTTCAGCCTTTGGTGCCTCTCGCGCCGCCAGCTCTTCCGGTGACGGGGGTGCCCACTTGATGCTCATGGATCACCTCATTCAGCCGCGATGGTGCCGCCGGTATCCGACCGCTTCCAGTTGGTTCCGTCTGAGAACGCCAAAATAGGCGAGCCAGCTGCGCCGTTGGAAACATAAATCAGCGTACCTGCGCCTGCGGTCGAAGCCGAGGGAGCGCCTGCGACAGTATAGGTCGGGACTTTGATTGCGCCGGTGACATCACCGACAAAGCCATTGGTAGAAGTTACCGGGCCGGAAAAGGTGGTCGAAGCCATTGCATTACCTCATGCACAAGGTTTTGCCGTACAGTCTGTGCATCGTCAGGTGGGTCATCCTGTCTGCACGGCTCAGTGTGGAACCCGAAGCCAGATTACATGAGCATGCTGCAAAAAGAAAGGCCCGCCGAAGCGGGCCTTCCAAAAGTGCTATTGCACTTATTATGCACCGGCAGAGCCGTACATGCCGAGCGGATCGGACACGCCGAACGAGTAACGCTCACGCGCTTTGTAGCGCACGTTGCCCGTATCGAAGTCCCCGTCCATCGAGGTCGTCATGGCGGTACGCACGAAGTGCTTCATGCCATTCGGAACATCAGTGGTCAGGAACCATGCGTCCGTGTCGGTCAGGTAGTGGTTGACGCGGAAGCCTTCCGGAATCGAGCCGTTGTTCCGGATTGCGTTGATGTCGTTATCGGCGGTGCCGACACGCAGTTCCGTCTGCAGCAGACGGGTTGCAACGAACATCAAGGCCGGGGGAACAATCAGCTTGCGCGGACGAGCTGCGATCAGCAGGCCACGTTCGTCAACGAACGCAGCGATGTCGATCACTGCCTGCTCAAGCGAGGTTTCGTTCAGGTCAGCAGCGACAGTGGGGATGTTGCTGTTCACGCCGCCACCCACAGTGGGGTGAGAAGCGCTGAACAGGGTCACATTGTCGCCAGACTTGAAGGTGGTGAAACCCGTGTTGAGCAGCGATGCCGCCTTAACCTGCTTCGTGTACGCCATCGCGCGAGCGAGCGCTTTGGTATAACGAGCCGAGAGCGAGTCGTACAGGTTGTCTTCCATCGCCTCTTCGGTGATGGAGAAGCCCATAGCCACAGTCTCGTGGTTGTAGCGAGCGGTGAACGCTTCCTGCGCGTTGTCGTAGGTGATTGCGGCACCTTCCGACTTCACAGGAGCTGCGCCGAAACCGGACAGTTTGACTTCCTCTTCAAAGCTGCGCTCTGAAGTTTCGGTCTCGTAGATTTCAGCGTGTTCATTCTCATAGGTGGCATACTCCTGACCGAACAGAGCGTTCAGGCCGGGGAGCAGTTCCTTGAGAATCTGGGAACGCGAGATAGTCATGCCATATCCTCCTTACACACCAAGCGAGTTGGTGTACGAATGGACACCCACGTTCAGCTTCACGATGAACTCCGGATAGTCGTCCGACTCGGTGCCAGCAACGACATCGACAATACGCACTGCGAGAGTCGAGGTGGCTGCCAAGCTTGCGCCGTTCGTGCCGACAACGAGGTTCATGCCCGACTTACCAGTCGAGGCAACACCTGCGGTGCCAAAGCCGAGAGCGGCGTTCTTACCGATTGCGCCCGGCCAGCCCGAACCATCGGTGCCGCTGTTGAACGTACCGAGAGCTGCGGTGCCTTTGATCTGCAGAAGCGCATCGGGGTCGTCCATGACGCGGACGTACACATCGGTTGCGCCGCCAGTGATCAGGTTGGCAGGCAGGTAGTTGTTGTAGGTCGGTTGACCTTCGCTGTTGACGTAACGAGACCCAACGCAAACACCAACGATACCGGCAGTTGCGTCTGCCGAGGTCGCGGGGATTTTGATTGCGACGGGGCTGGAACCGACAGCGGAGGGCTGACCAGCCGAAGAAAGAACAACGAGATCGCCGTTGAAAATCGCAGCAGAGTTGTTGGCTGCGACTTTGAATTCACGGATGACCCCGCCATTGAAGGCTTGACCACCGATCAGGTTGACCGGCTGAAGCCCATAGGGAGTGGCGGTAGATGCCATATCACTTCTCCTATCAGGACAGGTTCATGGCAAATGAGTCATTTCACTTGCCAAACGAAGTGCGCGTATTCCGCTCAGGCCGAAGCACTGGCATACGCGGATCGGACTGACGCATGTAGTTATTGTCAACTGCATCCATCTGCTGGCGAGATGCGTCGAGCTGTTGCTCGCTGCGGTCTTCAGCAATGTCCTTATCAATGGCGCAGAGCATGAGGCCACCAACTTCGATGTTGTCCGGAAACCGGGAATCAACATCAGAGAGGAGCTGCATCTCCGGGTGATCCGCAGCCTTCACGGGGACATAGCCCTCGCGGAAGCGGCGGGAAACATTCGGGTTGTCGCTGGCACCCAGCATCGATGTGCGAATCCAGCGGTAGTGCAGGCCGTCACGCGGCTCTGGAGTGGGTAGTGCAGAAGGGCGCGTCCATGACTTCTTGCGCTCAGTCTTTTCGCGAGTCTGATTCTCGCGTGGAGTACGATCAACCATTGCGCTGCTCCTTCAAAATTTGCGCCGCATATGCTTCGACGGAGATTCCGAGTCTCTTAGCCAGAGCCACTTGGGTCTGGGTAAGCTTAACTCTTTGTGGATTTTTCGAACTACGAGTAGCCGGGGCCACCACATTGGCCTTCTTCTTGGGTGCGACTTCGACCTCTTCAAGGTCTTCATCGAATTTATCCGCAAATCGCTTACGAACTGCGGAATTGATTTCAGAGTAATACTGATCGCTGTTCGGATCAACTCCGTTATAGACTAGCTCTTCATGTACACCCAACGCAAAAGCAGTCATCTGGCGGTCCTTACCGTACCACTCATTGTCTGACAGCCATTTACGCTGGCGTTCATCAAGCTGGGGAACCTGCGGCTTAGGTGCCGGGACGGCGGGCTGGGGTGCCGCAGCAGGACGCGGCTTGTAGGTGTTGACCCGATACATGTCGTTGTTGAGTGAGGTTAGTTTTTCCTGCGCCTCAATCATCTTCTCGGTGTCACCAAGCTCATAGGCCTCCTTATAGGATGCCTTTGCCTGAGCCAGCTGAGCTTCCAGTCGCGCCTTTGCTTGAGCGACGAGAGTGCCCTCGTTCTGCTGCAGCTGCTGACGGAGCTTCTCGTTTTCAGACTGGAAGGTCTGAGTTACTCGGAGAAGCTCTTCGCGCTCACGAGCCAAAGCCTGACGCTGACGCTCTGCCTCTTTGGCTTCGAAGCTGAGCTTCTTCATCCGCTTCTGGACGCGCTCGCTGTAGGATTCGATCTCGTCATCCTCTGGGATTTCGGGACCAGTGTAATCCTGTTCGCTTACACGCGGCTTGTCATCTTCACCGACATCGTCAACGATCTCGATCTCCAACTCTTTGAGGTCTTCATCGAGTTCTTTTTCTGCCTGTTGTGCGCTCATTGTCATGCCCTCTTGTAGCCGCGCGGGTCTTCAACCACAGCCTCAACGGTGTCGTCGTTGATGAGCCGGAATTCTTTGTCCATGATCTTGAACCGAGTGCCTGAGTAGGAACGGA